GTGTCGATGAGCGCGTACACCAGAACGGTGACGCTCAGGACAAACGCCACGACATCGCCAAGCCGTGGGTTTCCTTCAAGATGCGGCAGCCGGCGCGCCTCGATTGCACGCTGTTGCGCGATCAGCTCGCGCACGCGGTCAGGACTCATCACTTCCTCCGTATGAGATGCAGCGCGCGACAAGCATCGGGACGCCGATGCAGAGCGCGATGATAAGCAGGGCTTCGAGCAACATGGCTTCCTCCGTTTTCAATTCCCGGCTGTCGCCGGTCTTGTGGTGCCAGTGGTATCGCTGTCGGCTCATGCCGCCTCTGGCGGCCGTCTTGCCTCGGCTGATTGCGCCACTCGGGCGTTTTTCTGGCCTTGGTGCCCGTGCTCTCCGGGCCGTCACTGTTCTTTCGTCTGTGTCAGTTACGCCAGCCGTTGCGGCGCTGGTCCCTCACATTAGTTCCCGACTACGGGTTCGGTCTATAGTTGTCCGCATTTCAGCGGGTCCGCGCCCAGGCCCGCGGAAAGCCTCAATTGCCCATGACGTCCACCCCCTTTCGTTCCCTTATTGGCGTTGTTCCGCCAGGGGAAGCGGCCTGGCTCCGCAACTGTTGCAGCAAGCGCCGGCCCCTTTTCTTTCCCGTCGCGTGCGTTTTTCCTTTCATCGATGCAGGTTCGTCCGGGCCTGCGTCCGGTGATGCTTGATGCTGTGCCAGGGCGTCACCCTGACACGGCGCTTGCTGCTGGTGAGCGTCCTGCGGGGTGTCGCTGGGGGTCGGTGCCTTCGGTCCGAACTCGCTACCGATCGGCGCCGACCGGTGCGGCAGGCTTTGCACATCCAGCGAGTGCCACAAGACGCTCAACAGCAACGGCTCTAACGGGAGGGTGGCTCATTAGTACCGCCGCCATTGATGACCAGGCGGAGTGTCCTCACCTGGCTGCCCTTGTCCTTTGGGATGCTGCCCCGCTGAACCGTTGCAGCAATTGTCAGTCAGCTAACTCTGATTGTCAACAACAATCTTTGCAAACTGGGCTTGACTTTGCAGGTGAGACATCTGACAATTGCCGAATGAAGACACAAGACGCGATCAACTTTTTTGGCGGACGCAAGCAGCTTGCTGTCGCGCTCGGCATCACTCGCACGGCCAGTTATGAATGGGGAGAAGAAGTACCTGAGCTGCGCCAGTTCCAGATCGAAGTGCATACGAGGGGCGCGCTGCTGTCGGATTACAGCAAGGCTCGTTTCGTGGCGCTCTGCATGTCTCCTCACCCGGCGTCCTCCCCCGCCGGGCTTTCGTCGGCCAGCCTGTGAGCATGCCGGGCTGGCCGGCATTTTTTTGAACGGAAACGCCGATGGCTAATGAGATGACGCGAGCGGAGTTCTACGCCAGGTATGGCGACGTAGAAGTGATTTTTAGCAACCACCACAAACATGTCTTCACTTACGCAGCGACACTGCCTGACGGCAAACGGCTGTCCGTTTGCTGTTGCGGCGACGGAGACGCAGCCTACCGAAACGAGGTAACGGCTGGTCTCGCTGAGAAGGTTGGAATCCTTGAGCCATACACCGGTTCCGTGTACGAAGACGGCAAAGTCGTAGATCTTTTCTACGACTACTGAAAGATGGCCGGCATTTTTTTGAGGACCGGTTGATGCGAGTTGCCGCGCTTTACGTCGAGACTGGAGGTGCGTACTTCGGTCTTTCAGACGTTGATCCGTGGGACGAAGCACGGGACGCCAGACTGTACGCCGGCCCGCTGCCTGTAGTCGCGCACCCACCTTGCCAGAGGTGGGGTAGGTTCTGGCACGGGAGCACGAGGAAACCACACCAATTTCAACTCGGGGACGATGGTGGGTGTTTCGCCGCAGCTCTTGGCGCAGTCAAACGCTTTGGCGGGGTCCTGGAGCACCCTGCGCACAGCCGCGCTTTTGAGGTATTCGGGTTGCTTAGGCCAAAAATGGTGGCAGGATGGCAGCGCGACATTTTCAACGGAGTGTGGGTCTGCTACGTTGAGCAAGGCCACTACGGGCACGAAAGCCGGAAACCTACATGGCTCGTAGCTTCAAACTGCGACCTCCCGGAACTGACATGGGGCAAGTGTGAACAACGCTTGCCGGATTGGATGGTTGAACGCTACGGGTACGAGAAAGCGCGGCGGATCGGAGTTGTCGCGATGGTTGGCGGAAAAGATAAGACGCGCATCAGAAACGCAACCCCGCCAGCGTTCCGAGACCTGCTGCTGTCGATTGCAAGGAGCGCAGAATGAAGAAGAACAAGATCAGGACGGCGGCAGAGTCTGCTGCTGCTCTGAATGTGGCAGCAGGGCCGGATCTGATGGATCTGATGGCTCTGGCAAGGACCGCATACGACTTGGCACTGGAACTGCATGCGTTCTCGAACGCTTTGCACAAGGCCAAGATTCACCGTCAGTGGACGGCTGCCGACACGGCTGCCGGGATGATTGAAACGATCGTAGAGGAATTGAAAGATGGAGGTTGATTACAACAAGCTAGGCGAGCTGATCGACGGATACGGAGGGATAGCGGCGGATGATCTGCACGCGCCTCCGGAGATGAGTGACGCGCGCGACGATGAGATCGATGTTCGTGATCGCTTCATATACGATTGGGAGAGGAGTGACACGCGCGACGATGAGATTGCGCTGCTGCGTGACGAGAACGAGATCCTGCGTTCTACGATCATCCGCAGCGATGCCGAGAACGTTCAGCTGCGCGAGGCTCTGGCGCATGTTGAGGTGGTTTTGACCATTCTGCGCGGCGCCGTCTGTTACACCGGCGGCGATCAGGATGAGTTGCAAAGCGGGGTGACTGCATGAGCCAGGAAGTGAAGTGCACTTGCAAGAATGATTTTCAGGACCGCGAGTACGGCAAGGGAAATCGCGCCTGCACGCCGGTCAACAAGTCGAAGGACAGCAAGTCAGGCAAGGTGCAGCGCGTTCGCTGCACGGTCTGTCGTGCTGAGCACAGTGCGCCGGAAGGATACGAGCCATGAGCGCGCGGCGATACCTGAGCCAGACAACGGAATTCCGCGCAGCAGTCGAGCGCCGCCGCTCTGATGCCATCCGCCGCACGCCGTGGCCCTGCCGCATCTTCCGTGCCGCGCTCGATGGCTACCTGTCCGAGCTGCGCCACATGCTCGACGATCCGATCTACATCGGGACCGGTAGGTAGGCGATGACAGCTCCTCTCGGCGACAAACGCAAGTCGATCCCGATATCGGTCTCGAAGGATAGGCTGAACGACTTCGATCAGCGAATCGTGGAAATGCGGGCAAGGCAAATGTCGCACGTCCAGATCGGCCTTGAGCTTGGCTACTCAGACCGGATGATTGCCACACGCTGGCGGCGTATCAAGCTGCTGCCGGACACGGTGGATGATGCCGAGGCGGAGCGCATCATGGCGTCGAAGGCCAGGGAGACGGGAGAACTTCCTCGGTCCGAAGCAGAGATGTGCGAGCGCGACAGGAAGATGCTGGAACTGCGCAAGCGCGGAATGCTGATGCGTGACATAGCTGAAGAGGTCGGCTGCACTCGGAAGTACGTCTCTGAGCGGTTGATCAGGCTGCGGGGCGCGCTTGGTGAAACGGTCGTGCCAAAGGCGGCAGGCAAAGACAGATCAACGCGTCATTCAACCGATGTTCCGGGCTTCATCCCGTGCCTACGCTGCAGGGAGAAATTCAGCTCTTGGTCAAGGACGAGGAATCGGATTTGCCGAGACTGCGCCCGGGAGAACTCACGCGTGCACGACGCGCCGGAGGCGAGGGTATGGGCATGAAACGACGGGTTCGCCGTTTCCGCCGCCAGTATTCCCGCCTCACCGCCACACAGCAGTGGGCTTGCGACTGGCGGGCCTACGTGCTGTCGAGGATGCGCCAGACGTGATCATCATTCCAGGATCTTTCTCCTATCAGCTCGACGCACAGGCAGACAACGTGTCTCAGGCGGCGGCGTTGATGCACGCATCGGCGAGCTATCTGCGCAGGGCCGGGCCTGTGATTCGGGCGGCCAGGCGCTGCGTGCTAAATCCGGCGTGGTCTGGGGTGTCGGATGAGGATGTGGCTCTGGAAAAAGCACTTCGTGATGGAGGGTGGTTGTGATTTCTGAGAGCAAGAGCATCAATCCGCTGCAATCTGACTACATGCCTCAAGCCGGAGATATTCTCGGCAGCGGCTTTGGAGCGCGCGCTGAGGTCCATTCAGTCGGAGACGGGGAGGTTTGGTACACCGTCTATCACGGCAGCAAGTTTTTTGATCGGTGCCGCCTCCCTGTCGCAGAGTTCGCCGAGATGGCGCGCCGTGACGCGATGTCTGTTGCTCGCGAGACAAAGGTTGACTGCTGATGGGGACGAGCTATTACCTGCACACAAGACAACCGTGCGAGTGCTGCGGGCGACCATACACTCCCATGCACATTGGCAAGAGCAGCGCGGGGTGGTGCTTCGCCCTGCACGTGATTCCTGAAAATGGGATCAACGACCTGGAAGATTGGCTAGTGTTGTGGTCACAACCTGGGGCACGGATTGAAGACGAGTACGGAGACCCCGTCAGTACCGACATGATGGAGGGCATCATTACCGGAAGAAGCTGGCCACGAACTTTCGATCAAAACGGCCGATGGGCGCAATTGAACGGTTATGCCACAGAACAAGACTTCCACCTGAAGAACCACAGCCAACGCGGGCCGAACGGCCTGCTCAGGAACGCCATCGGGAATGGGTGCGTTAAGCACGGCGAAGGCACGTGGGATTGCATAGATTGTGAGTTCTCGTGAGTCTGTTCAACGCCCATCCTAGAGCGCTTCTAGAATTCCGAGCGCGCACCGATGCCGACCAAGGAAGAGCGCTAGGCCTAATGACATACGGTTACAAGTGCCGGAGATGCGGAGCAGAGATGCGGAAGACTGGTGGGCGCAAGAAACATGCAAGCGGGCAAGGCTGGATTTGTCCTGGGTGTGTGGTGGCGCGATGACGAAACTAGAGTGGATCAGGCAGCGGTACAAGGTGCCGGCGTTTCGCAACGGCATGGTGCTCGTGCAATACGGAGGCCGTGAGCGCGCCGGGACGATCGTCGGCGCCGACACGAACCTCCGGCTTCGCGTGCGACTTGACGGCTTTTCTGCCAATGATGTGATTCTGGTGCATCCTGATGGCGTGAAGTATTTGGCGCGCGAGGTCGTGAGATGACCCGTCGCAAAGCATGGACAGACTACATGGCAACGAGCGCCGTACAGCCTCCGCTTGTGCCTGCTGAGGCCATTCCTGAGCAGCCGAAGCGCCGCAGGCCGGGGACTATCAAGCCGCCACGGCCGCTTGAGAAGGACATCAAGAGGGCGATCTACAACGCCCTGGACGCGCATCCATTGGTACTCGAGGTTGCCGTCGTCGGCGTGTCGTCTGGGCGGATGGTGCGCCCTGATGGCTCGCGGACGGCCTGGCGACGGTGGGGCGAGGCTGGCACGCCGGATATTGTCGGCAGTCTCAAAGAGGGTTCCCCGCCTCGCCGTTTCCGGATTGAGGTCAAGACGCCGGCGAGGCGGAATGCAGTCACGCCGGAGCAACGTGAGCGACTGGACGAGACGGTCGCGGCCGGGGGCCTGGCAGGCGTCGCGTGTTCGGTCGAAGAGGCGGTTGCGATTGTGGAGGGTAGGATATGACCGCCGATGTTCGAATCAACGTCGGACTGCCGACGCACCCAAAGACGAAGAAGCTCATCCGGCGAACAGGGACTGAAGGCGCGTGGCGCCTCGTTTGTCTGTTCGCATGGGTTGCAGGCAACCGGCCTGATGGCAACCTGTCTGGGCTTACAGCGGAAGACGTGGAGCTTTGCGTCGACTGGCCAGGAGCCGATGGGGTATTTGTCGAAGCGCTGCTAGCTGTCGGGTTTTTGGAAGGCGTCGATGGCGCATACCGGATGCACGACTGGCAGGATCACAACCCGTGGGCGGCCGGATCGGATGCGCGATCGGACAAAGCCAAGTGGCTGGCCATGATCAAGCATCACGGCCGAGAAGAGGCGTCACGCATGATGCCTGAGTATGCCGCCAAGCTTTCTGGCAAGTCCGCAGCAGTGCAGCAGCCTGCTACTAGCATGCGCGTAGCAGAAACTAGCATGCTAGATCCTGCTGCGCGCTGTGCACCGTCTCCGTCTCCGTCTCCATTACCGTTACCGTCTACAACACCAACACCTTTGGCTATCCCGGATGTACAGGCGCGACCCGATTCGGCGGCAGCGGCTGTCGCCGCTGATCGTTTCGACGCGACGAGATTTCTCGTCGAGCAAGGGGCAGACCAGCAAACCGCGGCCGATTACCTCGAACTACGCAAAGCGAAGAAGGCGGCATCGACGCGTACGGCACTTCGGGCTGTCGTTGCAGAGGCCGCAAAGGCCGGCATTCCGGTCGGGGTGGCGCTGACAACCTGTTGTGCTCGGGGGTGGGCTGGGTTCAAGGCGGATTGGGTCGAGCAGAAGCCGAGGGATGGCCCGGCAAAAGCTGCAAAGTTCGACCCCGTCGCCCACGTCAACCGCAACCGGATCCGGCAGAGTGAAACTGCAAACATCATCGACATCACCGCTGAACGACTGGCTTGAGCCGCGCCAAGCGCTCGATGGCCTGGCTTTGATCGACCACCTTTTCAATCGGCTCGACGGCCTGTATCCGAACAAGTGGCGGGCGGCATTTGCAAATGACATGGCCATCGCCAACTGGCGCACGGCATGGGCAGAGGGTTTCGCTGATGAGGGCGTCACAACGGACGAGGTCCGGGCAGGGCTCAAGGCGTGCAGGAGAAGGGAATGGCCGCCGTCTTTCGCCGAATTCTTCAAGGATTGCCGGCCGTCTAGCGACTATCAGGTGGCGCTGATGGAGGCTGTCGAGCAGATGGGCAGAAGGGAGTCCGGAACAGACCGATGGAGCCACCCGGCGATCTATTGGGCTGCCGTGAAGATCGGGGGCTATGACCTTTCGCGCAAGACGCTGCGCGAACTGCAACCGGAGTGGAACAGGGCTTTTGGCGACCAACTTGCTCTGGGCCGGTGGCCGGAGATACCGGAGAGGCGTCCGGCGCTTCCTGCTCCCGGGAACACGCATTCGGCTGAGGTTGGCAAGGAAACCATCAAGGACATGCTGCGGAGGCTGAAGGGCGAAGCAGACGATTACGCCAAACGAAAGAGAGATTCCGTAGATGGCGCTTGATTCGCTTTGCGTGGACCTCGACCCGCTTCTTTGGGCCAAAAGGCCGCGGTCGCAAACAGCTCTCGACTTCGTGCGCAAAGGATCTGCGGGTAACACGGATTTACTGGAGATTCTGCAGAAACACATCGCCGATGGGGTCTGCGATGAAAACGGAAAGCTGCTGATGAAATGGGATGGGTTGCGATGGGTTTCTGTTTGTCCGACCTAAACGCCGACCTGCGCGAGCACTACGAGGAGCGCTCGGCAATCATGGAGTTCGACGGCGGGTTGCCGAGAGCAGAGGCCGAAAAACTAGCTTTGCAGGAAGTTTTGAGCAATTCGCCGTCGCTGGCAGCGCAATGGCGCCTACAGGACGCTAGCTATGGCACCAAGGCGCGGCGATCGGCAGGCGGTGGCTAGGTGGGTATAGCCGGAGAGGCGATCGTTGCTCATACGGCGATTGTGGAGGTTTTGTGATGTGCGGTAGATCGCCTTGCAATAAACAAGACTGCACATGGAGCGAGGCACACCGCGCCAGGTGCGAGGCTCAAGCAGTCGCGGCATGGGAGAGAGAAAAACGGCTGAAGTACTATGAAGATGTCAAATCAAGGCGCGGAGATAATGCTGCGCGCGGACTTGTTAATGATGTCAACTCTATAAGGAGAGAATCACGTGCTGAGTCCAATTGAGATTCTGGATCTTGGAATCGTGTTGGCTTTCTGCGTGACAGTGCTGTATCTGGCGTCGAGCGGGAAATGAAAAAGCCGCCAGGAGGCGGCTTTGGTTATTCGGTTTCAGCGTCGATCTTCGCTCTAGCCCATTCTCCACCGCCAAGACGTTTGAGTTTCGCGCGTTGGCTCACGGTCATGCGCAGGGACACCGTGACAGTTTCTTCTCCATGCTTGATCGGCTTGCGGCCTTGACCCCTTCCGGGGCCGCCGCGCTTGGTTTGGGTCATGAAAAGTCTCCTTGTGCGCCTGTCATCCTTTGCGCCACATAGTTCGGCCGGTGGTCTGGGCTGCAGTCCGCGCTGTCGAGGACGATGGCGCGGATCTTGTCGAAGGTCTCGATGTCGCCAGGTTGTTCAGGACGAGACAACATCAAGAACAGGCGACCGATGGCCAGTTGGACTTCTGGCGGAGTTGTTTGATCTGTCTTTGTTTCAGTGTTCATGACGCAACCTTTGCAATGTAATCTGCAGTTGATTTTTGCGCCGCCTTGATGGTGGAAAAGTGGCGCCCCTTGTATCCGTGAATCACGTTTTCTTCGCCGTTGCGGTCGATGCGAACGACTAGAGCGTAAAAGCTGCCGTCTGCGTTCTTGGTGATGTGTGGTTGGTAGTTGCTCATCTCGTTCTCCTGTTTGGTTAGCCCCTTTCGGGGCCTGGTTGTCCTAAATGACTTCGGCGACGAGAAGCCCGAGCGTTTTTGCAGCTCCACGCAAAGCTGCTTCTTTGCTTTTGTAGTCGATCTTTCTGCCGACCCTGCCAGCGTTGGAGTACCAACGCCACCCGCGTGGTGTTGATGTTGCTGACACCACTGTGGTGCCTGCAACTTCAAGCGTGGCAGACGACAGGTGAAGTGTGCAGTTCATGTGCGTTCCAATTCGTCAGTTGGTCGGCCCATTGCGGCCTGGTTTGGCTACTCGACGTTCCACTGAACCCACTGTGAGACGACCGGATCGCCGTAGCGGTCGGTGTAGCTGTCGATGCCGGAGTCGTCAAACAGATGCAGCCCGGACGCTTCAATGATGGCGTTTCCGCCCCATTCGTTCCACGGCTCGTCGCCGTACATCTCCGGGCCTTCTGACACATCGCATGTCCAGACGAGTTGAACATAGTCGTCACCGAAATTCACAGACCACTCGCCAGGAAAATCAGCGCTTGAGAAGTGCGCTTCAATGGCGGTTTCGATGGCTTTCACGAGATCGGTCTTGGTCATGGTCTTCTCCTGTTTGGTTGGTCGGCACCGCGCCTTCCATGACTTGTATTGTAGTGCGTTATCAAAGAATGTCAACAGGTTTTTGCAATCTTTGTTGCTATCGAGATGGATGCTTGTGATAGCATCGCGCTATGGCTGACAAGCGATTGATAGCTGAAAAGGCGGCGCTCAAGGAGAAGTTCTTGGGCTGCCTGGCGGACACTTGCCACGTTGGCCAGTCGTGCGAGCACGTCGGTCTGTCGCGCCAGACGATGTACCTTTGGCGCGAGGACGACCCGCAGTTCGCCGCCGACTGGAAGCGTGCGCTCACTCGCGGCGCCGAAGTGCTCGAGGATGAAGCGATCCGGCGCGGGCAGATGGGATACGATGTCACGATCTACCAGGCTGGAAAGGTCGTCGGCGTCGAGCGAAAATTCTCAGACACGCTCCTGATCTTCATGCTTAAAGGCGCTCTGCCTGAGAAATACGCCGACCGTCTCAAACAGGACTTGACCGGCAAGATGCAGATCAGCGACATGGCAGACGAAGACCTTAACAGCCGGATCGCTCGCCTGGCTGGGCCGCCAGCGGCGTGATAGACGCTGCTGCACTATCCACTCTGCCTCGCGCGCATCGCGAGGAGCTTCTAAGCCTGTTGATCGAGCGCGAGCGCCGTGTCCTCGGCCGCAAGTGGCTGACGTACTATCCAGACGACGGCCCGCTGCGGCGCGAACTGTATCCTAAGCACCTAGCATTTTTCGCTGCCGGCAGGAAGTACCAGCAACGGATGTTCATGGCCGCGAACCGTGTCGGAAAAACAGAGGGCGTCGGAGCATACGAGGTCGCGCTGCACCTGACTGGCGACTATCCGAAGTGGTGGAAAGGGCGCAAGTTCGCGAAGCCAACGAAGGGATGGGCAGCCGGCGACACGCGCCAGACCGTGCGCGACATCCTGACAGAAAAACTGCTCGGGCCAAAGGATATGCGCGGCACTGGCCTGATACCAGTCGACAGCCTGCTGCGGATCGTGCCGCAGCCTGGCGTTCCTGATGGCGTCGAGGCTGTCTTTGTGCAGCACAAGTCTGGCGGAGTCTCTCGGCTCGGCTTCAAGTCATACGATCAAGGCCGTTTATCGTTCCAAGGAACAGAGCAGGACTTTATCTGGCTCGACGAGGAGCCGCCCGCTGATGTGTATGAGGAGTGCCTGACTCGGACTGCGACGACCAAAGGCCTGATGATCCTGACCTTCACCCCACTGTCGGGACTCAGCGACGTGGTGATGTCATTTTTGCCTGGCGGCGATATTCGCGACTGCACTGACGAGGCGTCAAGCAGATTCGTCATCATGGCTACATGGGATGATGTTCCGCACCTGGATGAGCGCGTCAAAGAGATGCTGTTCGCCAGTTATATGCCATTCCAGCGTGACGCGCGCACCAAGGGCATTCCGGCGCTCGGTAGCGGGGCAATCTACCCTGTGCCTGAGTCTGACATCATCGTCCCGGATTTCGCCCTGCCTGAGCACTTCCCACGCGCTTACGGTATGGACGTTGGATGGAATCGCACCGCGGCGATATGGGGCGCCATCGACAAATCGACGCAGACGACGTACCTGTACTCTCAGCACTATCGCGGCGAGGCCGAGCCTGTCGTGCACGCCGAATCGATCAAGCGCCGCGGAGACTGGATTCCTGGCGCAATCGACCCAGCTAGTAGAGGACGGATGCAGGATGACGGGCTGAAGTTGCTCGAGATGTACCGAGAATTTGGCCTGCTTCTCGAACTTGCGGATAATGCCGTCGAGGCGGGAATCTATGATGTCTGGTCGCTGCTGTCTGCTGGTCGCATCAAAGTCTTCGCAAGCTGCCAGGACTGGATCAACGAGTACCGCATCTATCGGCGCGACGACAAGGGCCGCGTGGTCAAGAAAAACGATCACCTGATGGATGCGTCGCGATACCTCGTGCGCACCGGCCGTGACATTGCCGCGCTGAAGCCAAGCGAAAAGCGCGACGATGATGAGCAGTACAACATGGGATATGGCGGATGGATGGGGTAACGTACAGACATGGCGCAGCAAGCTGCCGCATTGGTCGCAGCGAAGCGCTGCCTGTCTCGATGCGAGACAAGGTGCTCGAGATAAGCCACGTGCAATGTGATGCATCGCGGCGGCGAGAAGGAATCGCGTCGAGACTGATGCGATCGGTTTGTGTGCACGCAGACAACATCGGTCAGGCCGTCATGCTGTCGGTAGTCCCGGGCGACGATTCGCCGCTAGATGCAACCAAGTTGCAAGAGTGGTATTCTTCATTCGGATTCGGTATTTTGCAGCAGGCAACGGACACGACCCCGGCAATAATGGTGAGACTACCAGCAGAGAAGGCGGCGGCATGAAGAAGGAAAAATCAGACATTCTCGAACAGGCGAACAAGCGCTACGACGCTTGCGTCTCAGCCGACAACGAGAACTTCACCAATACGCGCGCCGACCTCAAATTTCTTAACGGAGAGCACTGGCCAGAAGACGCGAAGAAGCTACGCAAGGCAGAACGGCGCCCGTGTCTGACGATCAACAAGCTGCCGGCGTTCGTGCGGCAGATCACCAACGACCAGCGGCAGAACAGGCCGTCGATTCACGTCCATCCTGTCGATGAAGAGTCTGATCGTGACGTTGCCAACATTCTCGAGGGCATGATTCGCCATATCGAGTACGACAGCGACGCAGCCACGTGTTATGACACAGCGGTACATCTCGCGACGGCTGCCGGGCGCGGCTTCTTCAGGCTGATCACCGATTACGAGTCGCCGGATTCATTCGATCAGGTTATCAAGTTCGACCGCATCCGCAATGCATGTTCGGTCCATATCGACCCGGCGTCGAAATGCCCTGCAGGATCGGACGCGCAATTCTGTTTAGTGGATTCAACAGAGTCCGTGTCATCGATTGCTGCGCAATATCCAGAATCGAGCTATGCGACTGCGGATGGAGACGACGACAAGGATCTGCTGATCACTGAATACTACTGCGTCCATGAAACGCCTGACGAGCTTCTGCTGCTGTCGAATGGCGAGACTGGTCTTCGGTCTGATCTGATCGAGATGCCTCCAGGAGTAACAGTGCTGAAGTCCCGCAAGACCGCGCGCAAGGAGATCAAGTGGTACAAACTGGCTGGCCAAGGATACGTTGATTCCGGCGTGTCTCGCACTCGCACGCGGCAGCAGAAACTGTCGGAAGTGCTGGAAGAAACGACGCTCCCGTTCGACTGGATTCCTGTCTTCCAGGTCATCGGGAATGAACTGGACATCGACGGCGAAGTGACCTACTCCGGCATCGTGCGCGACGCGAAGGATTCGTCGCTGATGTATGACTATTGGATGACCTCGGCAACTGAAGAAGTCAGTATGCGCCCGAAAACCCCGTACATCGGAGCGGAGGGTGCGTTCGCGGGCCACGAGGAAGAATGGCGCCAGGCCAACGTCAGGACGTTCTCATACCTCGAATACAAGCCGAAGACCGTCAATGGCACTCTCGCTCCGCAGCCGTCCCGGCAACCAATGGCAGATGTGCCGTCAGGTGTGCTCCAGATGGCGATGCATGCGTCGGACGAGATCAAGCAGACGACAGGCGTCTATGATGCCTCGCTTGGAGCCCGGGGTAATGAGACAAGCGGTAAGGCGATCCAATCACGCAAGCGCCAAGGCGACCTGTCGAACTTCCACTACACGGACAACCTGAACAAGACGCTGATCCATGCCGGCCGGGTGCTGATTTCAGGCATTCGTCGAGTGTATTCAGGCCCTCGCATGGTGCGCACGATCAGCAAAGACGAGAAGCCAGGATTCGAGAAGATCAACCAACCGCAGCGTGAGTTGATCGAGCAAGACACGGGCGAAATCGCAGTTGCCGAGAAAATTATCAACGACGTCACGGTCGGCAAATACGATGTCATCGTGAAGGCAGGCCCGTCGTACTCGACACTGCGCGAAGAATCGCTTGACGCAATGATCGAGGTCGGCCAGTCGTGGCCTAAGCTGATGGATGTCGCCGGAGACAAGGTTATCGAGGCGATGGACTGGCCAGACGCAGAGCAGATCGCCGGCCGAATCAAACGCACGATGCCGGCTGCCCTGGTTGCCGACGACGACAGCGCGGATGCGCAACTGCCGGAGCAAACCAAGCAGCTCATTCAGCAAGCGGGCGACAAGATCGAGGAGTTGCAGCATGCATTGCAGCAGGCGCTTGCTGAACTGGAGAAGGCGCAGTCCGGCGCCGCACTCGAACTGGAAAAAGAGCGCATCAGGGCAGAAAACCGGCTTGATGTCGAGGAAGTGAAAGGATGGATTCAATCGCAACTGCAGTCGATTCGCGCACCGCTGATCGCTGCCGAAGCGCAGCAGGCAATCCGCAAGGACGATACCGCGCGGCAGGTCGGCCAGCCTGTCGATAACGCGCTGAATGGCACTCTGGAGTAACAAACACCATGAGCGAAGAAGTTGCATCAGAAGTAGTCGAGGCATCCCCTCCAGTCGCAGAACCGGTCGTCGAGCAATCGGCAGAAACGGAACAGCACGGCGAAGAAGCGCAGCAGGCCGAAACGCCACAAGCCAAAGAGCGGCGATCCGCTCAAGGTCGCATCAATGAGCTGACTCGACAACGGCACGAGGCAGAGCGCGAGGCGGCGTATTGGCGCGGCCTGGCAGAAGCCAGAACCAACGAACATACGGCCAATGAGCCGCAACAGGAATCGGCGAAGAAGCCGGCCGCTTCGGATTTCTCTGACTACGACGCCTATGTCGAGGCGCTGGCCGAGTGGAAGGCAGAGCAGAAAGTCACTGAAGCGCTCGATCGCCGCCAGCAATCGTCTGAGCAGGCGAAGAAGTCTGCAGAAGCGCGCGAAGTCGCGAAGGCATGGACAGAACGGCAGAATGCCGCTCGCAGTGTGTTTTCCGATTATGATGCGGTCGTCGGCGCTGCAGATGTCACCATCACCGCAGCGATTTCTGATATTCTGCTCACATCGGACAAAGGGCCAGAAGTCGCGTATTATCTGGCCAAAAATCCATCGGTTGTCGAAAGGCTCAATTCCTTGTCGCCAACTGCTGCTGCCCGTGAAATCGGACGCCTGGAGGCGGCGCTTGAAAAGCCCTCCGTGAAGCACGTTGTAGACGCTCCAGCACCAGCCAGTATCACTCGTTCGCCGCGGACTCAATCATCCGACCTGGCGCAGATGGACCACGAGGCATACCGCGCCGCTCGGGCAAAACAAGGCGCCACATGGGCGCGTCGATAATCAATTCATGAGGTACGGCCACAATGGCAAACTCGCTTATTACCTGCTCCATCGTCGCGAAGGAATCCCTCGCGGTGCTGGAGAACCAACTGACTTTCAGCTCGATGGTCAATCGCGACTTCGAGGCGGAATTCAGTGGGAACATGGGCCGCGGCTATGCGCCGGGCAATACGATCAACATCAAGCGCCCGCCGCGCTACACCTACCGCACCGGCCGCGTTGCCGCGCCGCAGGCGACCACGGAAAGCACGGTCCCGCTCGTTCTGAGCCAGGGCGGCACAGACCTGAACTTCACCAGCGTCGAGCGCACGCTGTCACTGACGAAGCTCGAGGACAAGCTGACGGCGGCAATGGCGCCGATCGCCAACGAGATTGACCGGCAGGGACTTGCTCTAGCCCATTTCTCGACCTTCAACGCTCTGAACCCGACTGGCGCACTGCCGACGACGCAAATCGATGCGGTCGGAGCCGTCACCGCCTGCAACCGCCGCCTGGACGAGATGGGCGCCGCGCGCGACAAGCGCCGTGCATTCGTGATGGGCCCTGGCCTCAACGCTGCTACTGTCGCCGGCTTCTCGGGCCTGTTCAACGCGCAGGGGACCGTCAGCAAGCAGTTTGGAAGCGGCCTGATGGTTGATTCTCTCGGCGTCGCGTATGGCATGGATCAGAACGTCGATACGCACACCAACGGCACGCAGAACGTCGCCGGCACCAACATCAGCGGCGCCGGGCAGACTGGATCGGCAATCACCGTCGTCGGCCTTGGCGGCACGATCACGCGCGGAACGATCGTGACCCTGCCGGGCGTCTTCGCTGTGAATCCTCAGTCGCGGCAGAGCACCGGAGTCCTCGCGCAGTTCGTCGTCACCGCAGACCTCGCGGCCGGCGCCACGTCGCTCCCGATTTCGCCTGCTCTCGTCACGTCCGGTCCGTTCCAGAACGTCACCGCGTCGCCGACGAACACCACGCCATTCCTGATCGTCGGCGCTGCCAGCACAGCCTACCAGTGCAACGTCGCATACCACCGCGACGCCTTCACGCTGGCAATGGTGCCGATGTGGGCGCCGCCTGGCGGGAAGGGCGTCATCGACGTGGCGCAGGAGACCTACAACGGTTTCACGATCAAGGTCACGGAGTTCTACGACGGTGTGAACGACAACTCGATCATGAGGCTTGACGTGCTTTACGGGTGGGCGGCGACCTATCCCGAGCTGTCCGTCAAGTACTACTCGGTCTAAGGAGACGACATCATGGCTGTTACTCTCATCCGCCCGTACTCCACTTTCGCCAGCGGCGCCGTCTTCATCGGCCCGGACGATACCGAAGCCGCCCTGATCGCTCAGGGCTACGCCGTTGCCGCAACCGGGCAGCCCGCCCAATCGTTCCCCTCGCGAGCGGCCGGGCTGTCGGCTCGCGGCACCTTCGGCGGCAACGTCGGCGAGGTCGCCACCGGAGGCAGTTCTGCTCCGACGACCGTACAGGGCCCGCGCACTCTGCCGAACGTCCCGATTCTGGCGTTTGCCTCGCTCGGAACCTCGGCGGTGCACGTCGCCGGCACGTGGTACCGGTCGGAAATCTTCGTTCCGCACGTGGCGCAATGGACCGGGATCGGTGTGCTCAACGGCGCGACGGTCGGCACCGACAACCTGATGGTGGCTTTGTACGACACCAGCGGAACGTTGATCACCAACAGCGCCGTTGCTGGTGCCCTGTCTGCTGGTGCCAATGCGTTCCAGAACATCGCTCTGTTGCAACAGCCGATCCTGCAGCCTGGCCGGTATTTCGTGGCTGTCCAGTGCAACGGGACGACGGCGACGACTCGGCGGCAGGCTGCGGCGAACGGCAGCAACACGATGACGCAGAGCGCTACCGGCACATTCGGAACGGTCCCGGCATCCTTCACGCCGCCGACGACATTCACCGCCGACGTGGGTCCGATCGCATGGCTGTACCAGTAAC